CTGCCTATGTCTTTAATGATGGCAAAACCACAGGACAAACAGCAGGCGGATTTACTCCAGCAGGCACAGCAAAATCAATCAACTGGATTATCTCAGCTGCGACTACTCCTATCGCAATCAGCAAAACCGACAACATGCGTATCTTTGCTCCTGACGTCAATCAGGTTGCTGATGCTTGGAAACTTGACTATCGCAAATATCATGATTTATGGATTATGGACAACAAAATGTCAACAGTCTTTGTGAACATTAAAGAAGCGCTCGTCTAATGTTTGAGCTGAAAAAGTTAAATGTTCACAGGATTGTTGAAACTGAACAGGAAAAGGCAAAGCTCTTGAAAGAGGGTTTCGCCGAGGTTGCTGCAAAAGTAGCTTATGTAGCTAAAATAGCGGAATATTATAAAAAGGGCAAAGCGTAAAGCTTGCCCTTTCCCTTTTAAGGAGGTGTGTCATGGCGGCACTTGATGATGTTAAAACAATTTTAAACATATCCGACACAACGAAGGACGCTTTGCTAACCTTATATATTCGCAAGGGCGTTACATTAATAACAAGTTACATGAATGAGCCTTTACCGCCTGTCACAGACCCACCCACACTACCCACAGACGTTACAGTTGTCTATGCCGATGCATTAATCGAATATGCTATCCTCTGCTATCACAAGCGAGGTAACGAGGGTATAAAGCAGTTCTCACAGGGGGCAAGGAGCGGAACATATGAGGATGGTTTAGGTCAAAGCGTTAAAGACCTTTTGCCTTCGCCTTTTATTCGCATGGCTCAAGCGAGGGATGGAAATTATGTTTACTAATTATACGGTGGGGGTTTGGAACAGGGCGGCAAGCACAAAGGTAAATGGCGTTACAATACCGGGTGTATTAACTTGGATAAGAGATATAGATTGCGACATGCAACCATTTTCAACAGCATTGATGCTAAAAAATTACGGCTACAATATCGAAGTTACAAAGCGGTTTTTTATTGATGATATAGCGGATATAAAAATAGGCACTATTTTAAAGTATGGCGCAGAGCAGCATGAAGTCAAAAAGATTATAGAGTGGGATTACTTTGAGGTTATGACCTTAGAGGTACAATAATATGGAATTTAAAAGTTATAAGTCACAAGTTATGGCTGCTATGAAACTTTGTAAAAAAGAGTTTTGCGAGGGCGTGGGCGTTTTAGCGGTGGCAGAGGTGCAGAGTGTTACCCCTGTACTTAGCGGCAATTTAAAGAAAAGTATCGTTTCAGAAGTCATGCCAAATAATGAGGGAATTAATATCGGTGTAACCCCTGCCGCTCCATATGGTTTATATGTTGAAAAAGGCATAGGGCAAACAGCACAGCCATTTCTTGAACCTGGCGCAATGAACGCTATACCCAAAATAACAAGCGTTGCAGAACAAATTTATAGGAAGATGGGAGGATAAAATGTTAGAACTATATACTTTAATTTATAACATAATTAATCCCATTTGTACGACTTTTGCAGATCATTATCCCGAGGATGAAACAAAAATATTTCCTTATGCCGAGATAAAGTTTCCAAATGCTCTGATCAATAACTCGTATTCAGACAACACACTTTTAGAGATTGATATTTGGGACGATAAAAGCACGGACATAACGGAGATTGAGGGCATAGCAGATACAATTCATAAGGCATTAAACCGCTTGCAATATAACGATGCAATTATGAATGTATCTATTAATCGGAATAATCCTTACAGACTTGTTTTACCTGACCCAATCATCCATATCCAGCGCAGAGAATTGCGCTATGTTATGACAGTTTACAATAAATAAAGAAAGAGGGAGATTAACATTAATAGCACAAGTACAATTGGATTTACCACAAATACTTCTAACAATCTGCTTATTGATGCCGGAGCAGTCTATAAAAACTACGGTTTAGCAAATGAAGCGTTAATAGGTGCAACAAGCGGCGGTAATGAATTTGACATTAAAGTAAAAACAAGAGATGTAAAGGTTGACGGTATTAAAGGAACGGCAAAAGGTTTGACACGCATTGTAAGCACTGACGTTACCCTTAAAGTTAATATGTTAGAGCTTACAACCGATATCCTTAAAATGGCTCTTATGGGTGTAGTTGATACATCTATAAACGCAGGATATGACACTATCACAGGCAAAACAGAGATTGCCCTAACTGATTATATTGACAATATCGCTATTGTCGGTAGATTGAGCGGTAGTTTGCAACCAGTTATAATTATTCTCAAAAATGTTCTATCAAGTGACGGTATTAAATTTAGCAATAAAGATGCCGTTGATAATATTTTACCAATTACATTTACAGCAAGCATTGACCCGAATACTCCAACAATTAGCCCTTACGAAATCAGATATCCACAAGTTGGAGCATTAGCAGCGTTTTATATGTTGGCAGCCCCGATTATCAACGGTGGAGAAATTCGCATGGATTTTAGCGACATTGTTGGTTTGACAGTTCCATTCACAGGGTTTACAGCAAGCCTACTTGGCGTGGGCGATACTATTACAGCCGCAACTCGTGACCCGAATGACTTAAGCATTATCAATTTGACGCTCACCACAGCCCCGACAGCAGGGCAAGCGGTCACAATCTCTTATGCACAGCCTACGCTTGATGCTAATAGAGTAAAATCACTGGCTGGCGGTGTACTTGCAACATTCCCGATTGTATCAGTAATAAATAATTAAGATATGCCGCCTTAACTGGCGGCTTTCTTTTGAGGAGAAATTTAAATGCTAAATACGGAAAAAGTTTTTGACATGCTACCGGTTGTGGTAGTGCTATATGACAAATTGAATATTGACGGATATCGGAAAAAAATCGCCGCAGATAACAAAGGCAAAAAGAACATTAACAGCGAACTTGTAGGCATTGACCTTGTTAAATATATTCTCTCAAACTCTGCAAAAATTAAAGAAGAAGTTTTTGAAATTGTTTCAATAATCGAAGAAAAACCAGTTGAAGAAATAAAAGCACAAAGCCCTGTAAAAACCTTTAACACATTAAAAGAAATATTTATGGATAAAGAAACTACAGATTTTTTAACACAAGCTATGGGATAGGCTATGCACAAACCCTTTACCTACTCCATAGCCATTATGGAATAAATGCAACCTCAAAAATTAAAATGAAAACAATAACGCAGTTACTTTTAGATGCTCATAATAAAGAGATTGAAGACAAACTTTGGCAGCAGTGGCTTGCCGATTATGCTTTTCATATGGATAAAGACAATTTTATGTCTTTTGAAAAATATAAAAAAGAAACATTTAAACCAAAAGCAGAAAAGGTTGATGCTGAGAAAATCTTAAAAGATGCGGAAAAAATCAAAGCATCTGATACAGAAAGGGGGTAATTACCATTCAGATCTTCGAATTGTTCGGGACTGTCCTTTTGAAAGACTCCGGGGTGAGTAAGCAATTAGATGATATTGACAAAAAAGGGCAATCCACCTCTAAAAGTATGGGTTTATCTTTTGGCAATATAGCCAGTGCAGCGTTAAAAGTTGCCAGTGTTATCGGATTAGGCATGGGTATAAATGGCATGGTTGCTGCTGCTGATGTAGCCGAAAAAAACATGGCACAATTAAATGCCGTGCTCAAATCCACTGGTGGAGTGGCAGGAGTTACAAAGCAACAAGCTCTCGACCTTGCAACCAGTCTTGGAAATGTAACAACATTTGGCAAACAAACAACGTTATCGGTAGAAAATCTTTTGTTGACGTTTACAAAAATCGGCAGTAAAATTATGCCAGAAGTAACAGAAGCCGCATTAAATATGGCGACAACATTTCACGAAGATGCAAGTTCTGCCGCAATACAGCTCGGTAAAGCTATGAATGACCCAGTGGCAGGTGTTACGGCTCTTAGGCGTGTGGGTGTAATGCTTACCGCCCAACAGCAAGAGCAGGTTAAAGCTATGGTTAAAGTCGGAGATGTTGCAGGAGCTCAAAAAGTAATACTCGCAGAATTGGCAACGGAAACCGGTGGAAGTGCTCGGGCGGCAGGGGAGACATTTAGCGGACAGATGGCTATTTTGGGAAACGCCATAACAGGGACAGGCGGTGCAATGGTAAATTCAATTTTACCAGCAATAACCACCTTTGTAAATATGATAAACAATAATATGCCAAAAGCCCAAAAGGTTATAACAGATGTAATTAATACAATCGTCCCTAAATTTCAAGAATGGATAAAACTTATAGGACAAATAGTGTCTGAGTTATTCCCAAATTTTGGCAAACAGGTTGACGGAGTTAAAGGTCAAGTAAGCGGATTTTCGGGCGTGCTTGATGGCATAACAAATGTATTAAAATTTGTGAAAGATAATATTGACCTTGTAAAAGCAGCACTCGTGGTAATAGGCGTTATTTGGGTAATACAGACAGGTTTTGTAGTTGCTCACAATGTAGCATTAATAGCTCATAACGTGGCACACGCTGCCGCTGCGGTGGCTTTAGGTGTAACAACAGCCGCACAGTGGTTATTTAATGCCGCAACTGGTGCTAACCCTATCGGAGCAATTATACTTTTGATAGTTGGACTTATAGCGGTAGTTATTCTAATTGCTACACACTGGACGCAAGTCAGCGCGGTTTTAATGTCAGTATGGAAAGTTATTGTAGGAGCGTTTGACACATCAATAAAAGCAATTGTTGGATTTTTCCAAGGTTTATGGAATGGCATAACAGGTATTTTTGGGGGTATCGGAAAATGGCTTACAAGCATATTCGATGCAGCATGGAACGGCATAAAAAGTGGATTTTCAAGCGTTATTAACTTTATGATTAATGGACTTAATATGTTTATTAAAGGCTTTTTATCTCCATTTAATTTAATTATTAAGGGCTTGAATTTACTGCCAAATACTCATATTCCAGAACTAAACATAGCAATTCCGAACATCCCCCGCTTTGATGTTGGCTCAAGATATCTGCCCGAAGATATGTTCATTCAAGCACATAAGGGCGAAATGATAGTACCTAAAAGTGAGAATCCCTACGCAAACAGCGGGGGTAAGACAATGCCGCAAAACACGGGCGATATGGTTTTTAACTTTGATATGGGCGGCGGCGTTGTAAAAACGGTCAGGCTAACATCACAACAGATTGCGGCACAGCAGCGTCAAAGGACATCTTACAAGGCGGTGATAGCATAATGTACGGATTGACTTACAAAGGCATATCAAGCAGCACGTTTAATTTATCTTTGCTATCTGATAATCGTCAAGTGTTGTCTGATGTTGTACGCTTTACTAAAACAGTGCCGGGCTATGGCGTAGTTGATTTTGGAAACGACACGTATAGCGAAAAGGCTCTGGTAGTGTCCTTGACCTATTGTGCATTAACCCTTGAAGCAATGCAAACACAGATGGAGCAAATAGGGGGTTGGCTTTATAATGATGGCGCTTATCACGATCTAATATTTGATGATGCGCCACTACGAAAATTTAAAGCAAAAGTTACAAGCAAAATTAACCTCAAACAAGGTGATTTAATCGGTGAGTTGTCGGTTGAATTTACCTGCAACCCTCCATATCCCTGTGCCCTTGACAACTCGCCTGTAAACCCTGCTGATGTGCAAGGGCGGTTATTATGGGACACAATGAAACTGGACGGTATTCAGTACCTACAAGACCTATCAGCAAACGACACAATAAAATTTACTGTAGGCGGTAATTTATCTGTAAAGCCAGTTATTAAATTGATAGGCAACATAGCAAGTGGCTTAACCCTCACATATGGCGCTTACTCATGGAAATACAATGCGGCTCTGCTATTTGACGGCATCATAATTGATTGCGTTGCACAGACTGTCACGAGGATGTCAGACGGGGCGAATCTGTTTCCTAACGTTGACGCGACATATGACGATTATTTTAATTTAGCAATCGGTCAGCAATCTATCGCGGTGGTTGGTGTAGTGGGAGCATTTCCTAACGACTTAACGATAGCGGTAGAATTTACACCACAATATAGTTAGGGGGATTTATGGGCGCACAAATTACAATATACAACAACGGTCAGCGGATGGCTGTCACAAATAATGCTTTTGCCACGGTAGTAAAAAAAGAACTCATGCGTGAATGGGTACTTAATTTTTCGGTCACAAACCGAGATAGTGCAAGACAATATGTAATAGACCCTAACGCTCAATTTATGGCTGAGGGGCAACGGTACGACACTAAAAGCTATAAGCAATCAAGCGGGCAGGATAATACAACACAGGTCACGGCATTTCATGTCTTAACCAGGATGAACAACTATACAATCCCTGCCGGTTATGCTTTTGTTGGCACTATATCGGCAATCATTCAAGACATTTTAAACATATCGGGTGCAAGTGCAGAGTTTACAGTCGGTATTTGTGCGGGTATAAGCGGCTCGTTTAGTTTAGGCAACACGCAGCCTTCAAACGCATTTTCGGCTATTGCGAAGCTTACTGCACTTGGTGTCGAGCCATCCTACGATAATTTTACCATTAATGCACCTGTTCGGTGGGGCGTTGATACTGGCAAAGTCTTTAAGTTCGGAAGAGATTTATGCTCACTTGAAAGAACGTTTGACAAGACAACCACGCCTTATACGTACTCATACGGTATTGATATAGCTAATTTACAGAGAATCGTGGGTGCGTCAGTTGAATTTGATATCGGTGACACTGCTGGCATACAGGATAGCTTAATCGGCGATAGTATTATAGGGCAACGCATAATCAGTTACGAAAAATGTTTGGACGACCCGACACAAGACAAAGTTACAATTGGCGGTTTTATTTCGGATATGGCAGACACAACTATTGCTATGCAGATGGATATAAGCACCAGTGTTCAGCAAGCAACACCATATAATAATGTGGATATTTCACACCAATACGGATTTAAGAGTATATCTGCAAACGGGCTTATGAAAACATTTAACAATGGTTCAGATGGGTTTGCTATACAGCATTGGTATAATAATAATTGGGTGACGGTATGGTTAGCTGAAAGCACAACAGGCAAGACAATAACATTCAGTCTTGACCACATGCAAAAAGTTGAAATGGGTGGTTCTGTTGGATATGCTTCCTATAAATCAGACGGCATTGGTGGGTGGATACAAACTGGCGGCATGACTGCTGATGGACAAAATATGGCTACAAAACTTACTACGCCAGACGATTCAAGCGTATACGGCGTTATAGGACACGATATTAGTGATAGATATGGACTATTTTTGTATAGTTACTTAGCAAATTTTTTCCAAATTCTTGAAAACAGCGGCGGTGCGGCATACATTTCACCCAGCCATGATTTTTATGGACAATTTAGTACAACTTCAAATTCTATAGGAATCGGCACATATCCGCGTTCATTCATTGCAGCAGATGACACTGGCGTAATTTTGGCATACGCTCAGAGTATATCAAACTCGGTTGAAATTTTGCTTAATGGTAATAATATATCATTCTATAAAAATGGTGTTGCAGTCGCTTCGTGGTAAATTTTAAAAATCTATTTACATTTAAAAAAATAAGCATATAATGACAATTAAGGGAGTTGACATTATTATGTTAAGTAAAAAAGTTTTTATCACGGTAATTTCGGCATTAGGCGCATCTACTGCAATTGTGCTAACCGTTGCAGCCGTTAATCTTAAAATATTACCATCAGCAATAGCCGCGAGTGATACTTCAAGTTACGTGTCAAGCGCGGTATCAACCATGAGTGAGGTATCGTCTGCTGTGTCAAGTGCGGCATCCTCTGTACCTGTTACATCAAGCAAGACTATATCAAGTACACCGGCAGTAAGTATACCCACACCAAGTAGCACCGCAAGCGTTGACACACCGTCTCCTATAGTTGTAGCACCCGCGATAATCACTCCAAAAATAATTGAAGCGAAGGTATATAATATGAATTATGTTTTAACAGCAAGAGGAGCAACAATTACATTCACAAAATGCACATCAGGTGCGAATGGGTTTTGCTTTGAAGCGTCATTTCAATCTAACAAAACCTTTATATTTTCTCAGCAAGGCATGACTTTAAAAACCGAAGACGGAACACCCTTACAGATAATTGCGGATTCGGGAAACTCAATTCATGCGGAAGGTCAATATCCAACAAAAGATTGGCTTAGAATACAATATCCAAATGCAACAAGCGTTACAAAATTATTTTTCACCTATAATTTTAAAGATTATAATATAGACCCCGTTGACAACACAACCGCACCCCAAACAGTAGAAATCGACTTACAATAAACCCACAACAAAATAAATCAAGCCTCTCCACTTCGGAGGGGCTTTACTTTTGTCCAAAATTAAGGAGGCGATTTTATGGCAAACATACAATTAACCCCAGCAATGACAGAGTCAGAGGAACGAGCAGCGCAAAATAGTAACAATAGTTTTTTGAATAGCGGCGTGGGTGCGGCTTCGAGTGCTAAGGCAGGTTCCGCCCTTGAAACGTCAGTGAATAGCAAAGCCCCTCTTATATCCCCTGCTCTTACAGGTACGCCTACAACTCCTACTCCATTGCAAAGTGTAAGTGATATGACAATAGTAAATGCAACTTATGTTAATAGTCGTGCAACTGTCAAGGCGTATCACAACACAACTCAATCAATACCAAATAATGTCGATACAGCTATTAATTTAAACAGCGAATATTGGGACACCGATACCATGCACGATTTAGTTACAAATAATGGACGTATTACATTTAAAACAGCAGGATTTTATATTATCACTTATACAGGTTCATATCCCAATAATGTAAATAATGCTCGTGAATTATGGTTAGCAGGCACTATAAACGGCAACAGTTCTTATAGTTCCCCTCGTGTAGATGCTTCGGTTAGTGGGCGTGATGCAGGATTGTCATTAACATTAATTCTTAAAGTAAATGTTAACGATTTTTTACAAGCAAAGACATGGCAAGCATGTAGTAGCGCATTAGACTTAACATCCGCCGAATTATCAGCTATAAGGGTGAGTTAAGGAGGTAAAAATGAACATTCGTGACATATCTTCATATGACAGCAACATAAATTTTTCGGCATATGACGGTTTTATAATTCGTGGATTAAGGTCAAATGGTTTATTAGATACAAATATAGATTCTTATGTTAATGAATGTATTGTGTTGAATAAACCATTTTCATTTTATCATTATATAAATTTTTATAGTGATATGCAAACACAGTTAAATAAAATTAACACCTTGATTGCAAAATATCCTTGTACATTCCGTTCTGCAATAGATTTGGAAAGCGATATCTATGACAATAAAATCATACCAGCAAATATAAATGACATTGTTCATAAGTTTCTTGATGGTGTACCTAATTCATTTTTATATTGTAATCAAAATATGTACCAAACTTATTTAGATAACAGTTTTGATAAGACAGATTTATGGTTGGCACAATACGATAAAGAGGTAACAAAACAATATCTTCATATCAATGTATTTGGAAGGCAGTATCAAGAATCGCCGGATGAAAGTAATTTCGATGATAGACTTATAGATGTAAGTAAAATAGTGCCTATAATTCAGCCTATAGTAACACCTATAGTAAATATAGTTAAACCTGTAGTCCCACAGCCTGTAGTAGTGCCACAGTGGAACGCAGAAGTTTATCAGTCAAATGTTATGCCTCATGAATACAACTCAACAGCAGGGACACCCTTCGCTGTTGTAGGTAGTAACGGAGTTCCTGTAGGTAGTCACAAAGTAGATTCTGGCGACAGGATTTGTATTGTGAATTGTTTGTATGACCAACAACTATTAGAAATATATTATCCAATATCTGGTGGTTTTGCACATGGTTTTATAAAAAATGATGAAACAAATTTAAGTAATCGTTGGTATAAAGCATGGGTGAATGGCAAAACAAAAGAGGTTGTCAGGGATACTACTGGAAAAGAATCAGGTACTATATTTCCTGTTGAAAAAGCTACATTCCTGTTTAAAGATAATCATGGATACTTTATTTTGTTTGATACCACAAAAGGTGGAGAGACAAAATCAGGCTACGTGGTTTATGCAGGGAAACTTGGATTTTAATAATTAGGAGGAATGACAGATGGAGTCAGTAGTAGAAACACAGGCACAGATAACAGCACAGATAGTGGCCGCAGCAGTAAAGGAGGCTGCAACAGCCACCGCTCAGGCAGTAAGAGAAACAGCAACAGCAGCAGCGACAGTAAAAGAAAGCGAAAACAACATGGCGATAACCGCAATCGCAGTTTTAAGAACAGAAATGGATGCTTTAAAAGGTCAGTTGTTAGAGTTAAAAGACACGGTCAAGGAAATTTTTGCAAAGCTTGACGAAATAAATAAAGGGAGGTTGCCTTGGACAGTAACAGCGATTATATCAATTTTAACTATGGCATGCGGTATCTTAGCAACGATGGCGGTTTTAAGGTAATAAATAAAAATTAAAGGGTAAAAGCATGAATAAATACGATATACTTTCATATATTCTTGTGATGATAATCGGCGGCATGATTGTACTTTTTATTCAAACATTAATAAATTTATTTTAAGGAGAAAGAGATTATGAAACAAAACAGGTTTAAATCAGCGGTATTATGGACATCAATTGTCGCACAGGTCATTGTCATTCTGCAACTCACAGGCGCATTAAAAGCAATGGGACTGGATGCAGGGTACATAGGCAATATAGTAGCGACAGTGCTGCAATTACTTGTAACCGTGGGCGTGCTGAATGACCCCACCACCGCAGATAAATTTTAGCCTAAAGGAAAAACACGCCATACTTAAAGCCTCACTTCTTTTTAGAGGTGGGGCTTATTTTTATAGCAAAAGGAGCCGGGTTAGCGGCTCCTGATGGTGAAAAACTTATTCTTATCCGAAACCTTGCTACACCTCTTCAAAGTTAAGTTTCTCT